CCCTCGGGGGGGAGTTCTCATCCATGAGGTTCCTATGTATACGTTGAAGACACCTAACTACGTTGTGATCAAGAGTTATGCTGAATCCTTGACGGGTTCAGTTTCTCGATCCTCGATTATCGTCGATTGCAGTAAAACTGTAACCGGCGAGAAGGTGCCTGCCTTTCGACGCAAGATTGCTACCTTGCAAAATGCGTCATCGGCGTATACAAAGAAGTATAGGGAGATCGTGACTTATGACTACAGCGGAAAGGCGCGTTTAGAGTCTCATCTAGACAAACCGAAACGCTTTGCTGAGCAGTCATGGTGGGGTAATTGGTTCGCACCAAAAAGTGTCGTTCCTTACGACAACCATGATAATGCGGTCATAAACTTGGGAACTGGTCGTTTCTACTCTAAGGCATCTGACGCACTTGAGCCATTTAAAGGCTTAGTGTTTGCAGGTGAACTTAAAGAATCGACCAATCTCATCGGACAAAAGCTTCAACAAATCCATAGACTTTATGGGTGGAGAAGGTATACCGTCGCACAAAATGTGGCGCAAGTACGCCGTTATCTCCGTTGGAGACCTGGAGAACGCGCTAGATCCACGCGCCGTCTCTTAACCGATGTATCTGATCAGTGGCTGGAATACTCCTTTGGGATCGCTCCTTTACTGTCCGATATAGAATCGGCAGCAGAAGCTCTCACTCGAGAAAAGGTTGAGGTTCGTACCGTAAAGGCAACTCAAAAGGGAGAACCCGTTAAGATTTTCCAATCTGTCGGGGCTTCCTTCCAAATGCCTGGTATGACCTATACGACAAAATCTCTTGTAACCCGGCAAACTGACGCTAGGTTCCGAGGTGCCTTGTCGTGTAAGCTAAAACCTACAGAAACTGGGTTTTTAGCCAAGACCCAGGGTTTCGGACTCAGTATTCGAGAGTTCGTCCCTACAGTCTGGGAATTGACCCCATGGTCTTTCCTTGTGGACTACTTCCTTAATGCACAGCAAACGCTTAACGCTGTGTTCTACCACGATGCTGACTGGATCTATGCCGTCAAGACAGTGAAAACTAGCCGTAAGGCTACGTATGTCACTAATTGGGGTATAGGTCCAGGAGACAATACGTGGGGAGTGGTAAGTTGTCCAGCTGGTGAATGGAGAGGATCGCAAGAGGCGGTCACTCTCTCCCGGTCGAATATTACGACTTCCGATATTGGTCTACGTTTCCGTTACCCTCCTTTGGGCACGAAGTGGGTCAATATGCTCGCTCTCGCAATTTCATCGTTGCGAAAACAGCGACGCATTTCTCTTCTTTAACACATGAGAAACACATGACTATTTCCGTTTCGACGCCCTTGACGGGCGAATCTCAGTCTGGACTTACATCCCCTACTTACACGAATGCCTCGGATACCAATCCGGACAATAATGCTAAGCAGTGGATTGTGACTGCGCTTGGTGGCACACAAACTGGTGTCATCCCGCACTCTATATCGTCTCCCTTTACCATCGCATTTTGGAGGCCAAAAGCCTTCAAGATGGTGGCTTGGGTCGGCAATATCGTTGGGTCACAAGTCCGGTCTGTTCCTAAGAATGTCTATAAGGTTATCACCCGCAAGGGTGTTCTTATAGCCGCTGATCAAGCGCCGCAAACCTTGATTATCACGACAGAGATCTCCGTCCCAGCTGGGTCGGATTCCTATGATCCTCTGTCAGTCAAGGCCGCCTTGTCTGCCCATTTCGGGGTTGTTTCACAGCAATCCTCTAACTTGGGCGACTTGGTGACTACGGGTTCTCTCTAGTGCTTCCTGCTCTAGAGGATATCCGTTCGCGGTATTCTAAGTTCTTTTACCTCCTTTGGAGTCTCGTATGGCTAATCAGCCTACTATTGATAATCTCCACAACTGCCTTGTACTTGATCTCCTTGACTCGGTCCCAGCTCTCGATTCTGACATACTCTTGTCAGCTCCCTATGAGGGAGCCCGAGGTATTCGTCCCGGAGCTGGAGTCACCGAAGTCTCGGCGTTAGCGCTTCTTGGTTCCTTATTCAAGAAGTGTAAGGATGAAGTTTCAGCTGATGCAGCTGATACTTGTCTCCTAGCTTTCCTTGAGTCCAATGAATCTTGTGGACATTGGGAAGTACCGCATTCGCTCTCGTCACCTCGACAGGTCAAAGGAGGGTATCTTCTTGATAACCCAGACTACTTTGGCCTTAAAGAGGCGAAAAAGCGGATGTTCTTTGACGCCTTAAAGGTTGAGTTCCTTTCAATCTTTAACAGACCTGTTCCGGCGTCCCTCGCAGATATCCCAGGCTTTGACGGGTCAAACCCGTACTCTTGGGACAATGTTTTTCTGCTAGGAGATGTTGGTCCGGGTGCTGCACTGGAGGCAAGTGGGGGTTCTTGGTTTGAGAAATACTACCAGAGTCCCCTTACCGCAACATCGGAGGATTTATTCCATCGATATTGGGCGACACTAAGGCCTAACACCGCACGGTATTCTGCTGAGAATCAGCGGGATCACCATTACGGTCACTTAGTGGTTAATAGTGGTCGATATGATTCAGTTCCGAAGTCCTTTAAAACGGAGAGGAGCATCGAAATTCAGCCGACCGTAAATATGTGGGTTCAGAAAGGCATCGCTTGCATTCTGGAGCATTATGTCCAGGCTGCTACTGGTGTCTCGCTTGGTACCCAACAGTTCATCAATCGAGAGCTTGCAAAACGAGCTTCGGTTGGTGGCGCTATGGCAACCATCGACTTGAAGGAAGCGAGTAATCGCATACCTCTGTCTTTGATCCGTGCGCTATTGGATGGTCATGAACTCCTTGACTTGATTGAGAAAGCCCGAGTTTCCTATACGGAACTTCCTTGGGGTGACGAAGTCGAGTTGAAGATGTGTAGCACAATGGGGAATGGTTTTACTTTCATCCTCCAAACTGCTCTGTTCCTCGCGTCGGTTGCGGCAGTCTATAAAC